GGCGGTCTTTCCTCCTTTCTGACGAGCGAGGCTGGCGGTTATCTCCGTGTCGATGACCATTCTACGCCTGAGCAGCCGTTTGCGCTCATTCGCTACGTCAAGGGTAAGAGCAACTTCGCTCTTCCCCATGTTGGTGCCTTCCGCTCTGTCGTATGGGATGTCCTCAAGAATATTCCCGTCAGTATCGCACCGCAGAAGAGCGAGACAGGTGAGAGTATGCCCTCAACGCCTTCCACCGAGGGTTTCCGCATTGAGCGCTTCATTGACGGTGTAATGATCTGCGGATTCTTTGACACCTACAACAATGTGTGGCGCTTCCATACGCGCTCTACGCTCAATGCGAACTGCCGCTTCTATAGCCAGACGAAGAGCTTCCGTCAGCTGTTTGAGATGGCGGTGTCTACGACGATGTCGTGGTCCGACTTCCTTGCGTCGCTCGACCAGACTACGCAGTACACGTGGGTGCTCCAGCACCCTGAGAATCGTATTGTGGTCAATGTGACGACGCCGACGGTTGTCTGCGTCCAGAAGCAGACCTATATCTCGGATACGCTTGTCGCTGTGACGACGCCAACGAAGTTTGACGTTTCCCAGATTATGGTGGCGTCTTGGAGCGAGCTGAGCACCAAGCTCCAGCTGGAGAATGCGCACTTCAAGCATAACTTTCAGGGCTATGTTATCAAGAACGGGTTGAGCTTTCGCTGGAAGGTGCGCGGCGAGGCGTACAACCGTGTTCGCAAGATGCGCGGCAACTCGGCACGCCGCGACTATCTGTGGCTGGGTATGTGGCGTTCAGGTACGCTCCGTGACTACCTGGCGATTTACCCTGAGGAGCGCCAATCCGCAAATGCCATTGCTGATCGCTGGAAGATGATTAGCCGTACGGTGTACAATCTGTACACGGATGTGTTCAAGGCGCGCAGCCTACAGAAGGGACAGATTCCGCCGAAGTACCGCCCGTTCGTCTTTGGGCTCCACAATCTGTACATCAACGAGCTCAAGCCGCAGAGCAAGACGGTGGACTGGCAGACCGCACTCCAGTATATGAATGCCAGGGATACGGCGCAGGCGCTGTATGCGATTAACTGGGAGGTGCGCGCCCAGAATCAGCAGCCGGCGATTCCGCTGGAGGCGCAGGCGGTCACTGATGTTCCTACTGAGGTAACGACCTTAGAGCCGGTGCCGACCGCAGCCGCGACTGTACCGATGTATGAGGCGCAGCCGGTCACGGGCGTCATCTAAGCGTCAATACTCCAATACTCCAACACAATCTAACACTAAACCCAAAATCCAAATAAAAATAACTAAACCTTCAAAACCCCTAAATTTTTTAACCCCCTTCGTTTAAACGTGTAAACTAACGAAACCCCATACCGTAGAGCAAATGTGCGGGATTTGGGCAGCATTAAAGGCAAAGGGATTTACGACTGAGCAGGCGCTTGCTTACGTCAAGAAACTAGAGCCACGGGGACCCGAATATACTGCTATTCATGATATATCCGGTGTTCTGCTAGGGTTCACCCGCCTTGCGATTAACGGTCTAACTCCGTTGGGACACCAGCCGTTCCTCCAAACCAAAACCGCAACGGTATGTAACGGCGAGATCTACAATTACAAGGAGCTCGCAGCCCGTTGGAACCTTGACCTCCCTGAGGGCACAAGTGACTGTGCTATTATTCCCCACCTGGCAACCCATCTCGCTCCAACTGAACTGGTCCGCACGCTAGATGGTGTCTTCGCCTTTGCGCACGTGAATACTACAGCAAATACGCTGCTCATCGCTCGCGACCCATTTGGCGTCCGCCCATTGTATGAAGCCCAGTACGCCGATGGTTCAACAATCTGGTCCTCGGAAATCAAGGCGCTCCCCGCAGACTATACCGAAATTCAGCCGTTTCCGCCAGGAACGTGGAGACTTTACAATATTCTCACCGGCACCCTTATCAGCGAGTATAAGTACCACGAGGTTCCCCATGTAAAACTTGCCGCGTTTGGATTTCCCAGCGGATTATCGTTAGCAAAGGTTGCTCTACACGATGCTCTTACATCGGCGGTGAAGAAGCGTCTTTTGAGTGACCGTCCTATTGGTGCGCTGCTGAGTGGCGGCTTAGATAGTTCGCTTATTGCGGCAATCGCCGCTCGTGAGCTCAAACTCAACAATAAGAAACTTCATACGTTCAGCATTGGAATGCCTGGATCGACCGACCTTGTTTACGCCCGAATGGTAGCGGAGTTTATTAAGTCAACGCATCACGAAGTGGTTGTGAGCCCTGAGGACTTTCTCAATGCGATTCCGCAGGTAGTCCATGATATCGAGTCGTATGATATTACAACTGTCCGTGCCTCTGTAGGCAATTGGCTGATTGGTAAATACATAAAAGAGAATACGGATATTAAGGTAGTCTTTAATGGTGACGGTAGTGATGAGATTGGTGGAGGGTATTTATATTTTTACAGGGCGCCGAGTGACGAGGAGTTTGAGGCAGAATCTGAACGACTCCTCAATGAAATCCACTTGTACGATGTGCTCCGTTCCGATAGATCTATGGCGGCGCACGGCTTGGAAGCGCGCACGCCGTTCCTAGATAAGAATGTTGTGGCAACTTGGCGTGCGATTTCTACCTATTTACGTAGACCTAAACCCGCAAATGCCGAGGGTCGTGGTAAGATGATGGAGAAGTTTATTTTGCGCGAGGCATTTGTTCATGACTATTATTTACCGTTGGATGTACTCCTGCGTAAGAAGGAGGCGTTTAGCGATGGAGTCTCCTCAACGACCGATTCGTGGTACCTCCGTACAAGTGAGTATGCCAAGACTTTTACCCAAGCCCAAGCCGAATACACCCATAATCCCCCCACCACCGATGAAGCCTGTTGGTATCGCCAACTGTTTACCGCAAGCTATGGTGATAAGGCGGCAACGCTCATTCCACAAATGTGGCTGCCGCGGTGGATAGAAGGGGCGACGGATCCGTCCGCCCGTACGCTCAAAGATTTGTATCCTTAAAGTAAGGAATGATAAATGAAGCGCTTCTAGTGCTATCAGAGGTGATTTTATCGGCATACCCGATGTTGATTAAACTCGTAGATGTATCTGTCATCTTCCAGACCGGTCTGCGTATGGCGGTGTTTACAGTTCTAGCCGCCATCGCCGCCGTTATAACACAGAATCCACTTGCCATCGGATCACTCCTTACAACAGAAACCCTCGCGACAGGTCTTCTCAATCTACTTCACGTATTTACAAGTTATACGGCGTTTGACCAGTTGACGGGCGGAAACGCGATGGCACTATTCTATACGTATCCTGTATTCAGCATCCTAGCTACGGCAGTTGTCTTTAAGGAGGAGATTCAATTGAAGTCAATCCCGTGGATTGTTCTTGCGTTTGGCGGTGCCGTCGCCCTTGCCCAACCGACAACCTCGAATTGGACTATGATTGGTGTTATTAGCGCGCTACTTGCCGCACTGACCGAGGTCGGCATTTATATTTGGTTCCGTTGGCGTAGGGAGAAAACGGATACACAGCCTTGGACGAAGATGATACAGATGTATGGCAGTAGCGGGGTTTTGTGGGCGGTAGGAATCGCAGTCGCCGCTCTCCTAGGCGTCCTTGCGAAGAATACGTTCAATATTACGCCGACGAGTCTCGGCGGTATTCTTGCGTTCAACTCGCTTATAGGCTTTGCGGGCTATGCGCTGAGATTCTTTCTCATTCCGCAGGTGAGCACAATTATCTTTAGCGCTCTCTCCTTTTTCGGTATTGTGAGTGCCTACCTATTTGACTGGATATTTACAAGCCAGAAGCCAAATATAACACAACTCTTAGGCGCGGTGGCAATTATTATTGCCAATACGGTCTTAGTGACAAGAGAAATTGCCTAGATCCGTGCGGATTCACCGGTCTAAAAGAATAATTCAGTATAAATAATTATAAAAATGGAACTCTTTGAGAGCCATTTTGATAATTTAACTGGCAATTTATACCATGATACAACAAACGACACATATGAATTATTTTCTTATAGAGGAATTCCTAGACATATTAATTATTTAACGTTTAGAAAATTATTTGAGTCTATGAAAGGACTCAAAGAGCCTATTATTCTCGAATCTGGAATCGCGTCCGATGGAACACATAGTACATATTTATTTAATGAATATATTCGAAAATATGGCGGACGTTTCTGGTCAGTCGATATAAATCAGTCGTTAGTTGATGCGCATAAAGGAAATATGTGCCCTGCCACACAACTCGTTGGCGATGATAGTGTTTCTTTTTTTAAGAACTGGTCCAAGGAACACAAGGAGGCAAATGTTATTTATTTAGATAGTTATAATCTGGATTTTTATAATCCGACGCCGTCTGGAAATCACGGGCTTGCGGAATATAAGGCACTTCTACCCGTTGTCAAAAAAGGTACTCTTATGTTGATTGATGATACGCCAATAAATCCTTATTGGCTAGATACGAGAGGAACACTGTACAATGATATGAAGACGTTTTACGAACAACATAAGCATCTGCCAGGCAAAGGAATGTATGTATTAAATGAGCCAAAGAATGCCGATACACTTATTCATAATTATCAAATACTCTATAAATTCAACTAAAGGATAAATAATTTTATAGTAAACTAAACTCGCGTTTGCTACATATACCAGATATCGTAAATGCGGGTGATACACTCGTATTCGAGGCTGAGGACAAAGCGAAGCACCTAAATTAACCCTATATAACAAGGATAGGATGGCGGCTACACCGGCAAATAGCCTAACCCTTGTAAGCACGGGTCTAGCTGATTCACGTTTGATGTCCCCTAAGGGCAACCCAGACATACATCAGTTTGTTCATGTAATCAATAAAACGACTCGCTGGGCAGCGCAATGGAATAAGGTGGATTTCGACGGTACACCCGAGTTCGGTCAGCGCGTCAGCCTCACACTTCCTATGATTGGCGAATTGGTGAACGGGGTGATGATAGTCGTTGAAATGCCAGATATATACCAAACCCAATTGTTAGCAATCCAGGCAGCAAATGGAAATCCAAATATTAAAGTCATCGATCCAAATAATCTAGGAAACTTCTTGGGACCGCTTTTTGGTTGGACAAATTGTTTAGGACACGCCCTGATTCAGCAGATAGAGTTGGAGATTGGCGGTGAGATAGTAGAAACTCTAGATGGGCGATTGTTAGAAATCCTGGACGAACTAAATGAGACAACGGAATCTGCCCTTGCGAAAAATTTTATGATTAAGCGTACTGCGTATGGATATAAAAATACAACGTACCTCACCCCCACCCCGACAACAGTATATATACCGATTCCATTTTGGTTTTCAAAGCCAGGTATTCATTCGCACGCTTTGCCGCTTCAAGCTCTGGCAAATGATATTGTACGCATTCACGTGACGTTTCGTCCTGTGAATCAATTGGTATATACGGAAGCACGTGCCAATCCGCTCACGATTGGACTTTCAAATACACCTGCCTATACACCGCCGTATAATCCTATGCTACCGATTACTGGGTCACCGTTTTGGCAAACAAATCTAGCAAAAGGACCTACGGGACCGGTTTATACTATGAATGCCGCAATGGGTACAACTCCTGTAAGCGGTGGCATTATTCCAGGTATTCAAATGCCGCTCCGTTTTTCGCCGACCGCCGCCTACGCAATGATTGAGTATATATCGTTAGAAGAACAGGAAGCGATTGCGTTTCGAAGTGCTGAGATTACATATCAGGTACAGCAACATTTTGCCATTCCGGTTGAGCAAACCCTTGGTCAAACTGAATATCATTTGGATGTTCCGTATTCGAATCCTACAAAGGAATTAATATGGGTTTTACAACGACCAGAAACTGCGAATTATAATGCGTATTTTCTATTTACAAGGGATCTCTATCCTACACCGTTATCGCAGCCAAATGGAGGACCACCGCCGTTACCAAATCCTTGTACGATTCCGTGGTGGCCTGATGCGATTTTGTTGCCGAGCCAGGTAAATAATTGGCAGATTAAGCCTGGATTTCAACAGTCATATTCAGAGCCTTTGGCGGGCGCGGCACTTCACTATAATTCGTATGAGCGCTTTGTCCACGATGGTGGTAGTTTCTTCCGTTCAGTGGTACCATCGCAGTATTTTGTGAAATCGGCAGTGATTGATCGCTATATTTACGCATACGCATTTGGGCAGAAGAATGACCGGTTGGAGTATATGCCGAAGGGGGCGGCGAATTGGGATAAGATAGCGCGCAAGGAGCTCTATCTTACAATCAATAACGCACGGGGTGGAGGACCCCCGCCGAATTTAAATGTCTACGCGTACGTGACGATTTGGAATATCTTTAAGGTGTATGGTGGTCGTGGTGGTATGTTATTCAGTAACTAAGCATCCCAACAACCAAAAATTGAGAATAAATCAAATATATTCTCAATTTGTAATATCACAATGTATATCGGATATCCTATTAGCCTAAAGACAGCCTTTACGATGTTTGGCTACCGACAGCCTATGGAAGATGCCCAGCCCCGCTATAATGTACTGAGGGACCACCTTGCAAAGCACAACCTAGATATCTACTTTTACGATAAGAATGTCTATATTCTAGGTATGCTAGTGAACGAGTTTCACGCAGGCAATGATACTCACTACTCTGTCAATGATGCGTTTGAACTTATGATTGCGTATAAGCATAAGGTCACACAGAATCTCAAGGCGGCTGGTGCGAATCTAGCAGAGTTTGATATTGAGGTGATGGAGGGGGAGCCACAGCGTGTCCAAAATCCGTTGCCGTACGTCATCACTTAGGTATCCGAAACTGCTTCAACGTCACTTCAATCGGTTTTTTTGCCCCACGCGGTAGATTTACGGTTGCGATACGACCGTATGCGGCAAAGCTGACGGTTCCGTTCCAGCATATACCATCTTTGATATACTCGTCAAACCGAGATTTGAGTTCTTGGACCTCGGGGGATACATATGGAATACCTAAATCAATTGTGAGTTTTTTCAAAACCGCAATTGATTCTTTGAGACGATCCGCCTGAGGTTTTTCAGATAGTACGTCAGACATTTAACCAAACTGAAGGAAAAAATGCCCAAACTAAACCTAATGCTGTGATTGACCGGTTGGCATAATCACCGCACAGGTGCTATTACAGATATTCATACCGAAAAAATAGTCGTATTTATTTTCATAGGAGGGAAACTTACGTATACAGCTACTAGTAGTATAGCAACAGGTGCTTTGTCTAACGCAGTCACCTCCAGGATTATTTAGGATATATTGCGCATTTTGGTTAACATAAATCGCCCGCTGCTTCAGTTTGCGAATTGTATCGGACGCGTCCATCTAGATAGGCTCTTGAAAACGTTGCGTCATATCCGCCGTAGCCTGGCGCTGATGCGGCGTACTAAACGGAGATGTAACGACATCGGGATCGTGTGCCGTTGTATTACGGCTTAGGAAGAAGCCGTGCTGAGTACCGAGCGCCGTCACATTGCTTACCATTCGGGTTAGCATATCAACATCTTCATCGACCATCGGTTCCTGCTGCCGACGAACATCGTCTAGCATTTCGTCGACCTGAGCTTGGAGACGGAGAATGAAGGAGCGACCAACGGCAGGTGAGAGCGCTAGACGATGCTCTGCGCCGGTGAGTTCGGCGATAGCACTGGTATAGTCGCGACGCACAAGCATCTCGGATACAGTCGTCATTGTGTGAACAAGTCGAACCCGCTGGAGCTGCTCCTCCATATCCATCATATCCAGCGCTCCTACTGTTGCGCTAACGACACAATTTTGTTGAATTCCTCCCTCAATCCACGTAAGATGAACGGGTGCGGCTTGACCACGGAAGACAGCCCATTGGGGTTTGTTGGCAATGAGTGAACCGACATTATATACTTCAGGGCGCGAGGTATCAATGCCAAGTTCAAGACAGTAACCACCTGCCGATACGGCAAGATACGCATTTGAACCGACCGTGTCAATGAGACCGCCGACAATATCACCAATAATAGCGGGAATAAGCTCGGCGGAATCGGCGTAGGTATAAGAGCCGCAGCTACGCACTGCCATATCACGGAGCATCTGAGCATTATGTGACGTGCCGAAACCGAGGGTATTGACAGGCGTTCCGCTTGGTAGCCGTGCCGCAATCAGCCGTAGCAATCCCGCAGAGTTTGTAATTCCTGTATTAACGTGTCCATCGGTCATTAGGAAAACAGCATCAATAGGCGATTCACTCATATCACTGAGTACTTCAATTGCATCCTCCATATTTGTACCACCATCTGCCGTCAACCGGTCTACAATACGATGAATATCTGTCTTGGCACGGGGATTCATATTGGCACAATCGACAACAACCGATGCGGTACTAGCATATTGAATAAGTGTAAGCATATCCCGTTCCTCCATACGGTCAATAAGCAGGTGCAATGTACGAATAACGGCGGCAAGCGGTGCCCCCTCCATACTTCCGCTGGTATCTAGCAGCAGAGCAATATGGTAGGGCGTACGCTCAGCACCCACCCTACGCGTGGGTAGAATTCGTACAACAAGGTCGCTTCCATAATAGGACGCATCAACTTGAACAGGCATTTTATGCGAATTCAAATAAACAAATCGAGGATTCAATTTTTTTATAATCAAGGCTGCGTATCGGTTGCGTAATTTTTTGTGAGCAATGTTTGCATACGCTTATATTTGATATAGTCAGTATGGGTGCGGAAGGTGGGAAATGGTGTGCCTGCGCCCGGAGGGCTTGTGTATACAATACCTACACTACTGACATTCTGGTATACGTTGTAATTATTAGATTCCGACGAATATAGCGTCTTGCCCGAATTAAATGAAACGGAATCGGACGCTGAGCGATCGTTAGGCTGCTTACGGAATAATAGAACCGAGCAATCTTGGGCGCAGAAGTTTACAGTCGATAATGGCAACGCAGGATCAGGATAGTAGATATAGGCACTGGTAGAGCCGTAGTAGGGCGGAGCCTGTGATGGAACTGACATATTTAATGAGCGATTAGAAATTCTTTCTCATACGCTGACTCCATTTCGGGTAAAGGCGCTTCGCGGTAATCACGAATATATTCAACCGCCTCCCCTTTGCGAATGCTAATTACACCAGAATTCATTGTGATAATGCTATATAATGTCTTCGCGCCTCCAGCCTTATCTGCCGTCCACATATTCGCACTACGCGTCCACTTATTCGCCAATAAGTCGTATACGAGTTGCGCGCCCGAGAAGATGATACCCGATGGCGAAACGATTGTAGACGGGCATTGTTCAGATACAATGCCGAGCACCTTTCCTGAATGTTTGACAACGTCGCCAATCGCGATCGCATCTATATGCTTCCACTGCCCATCCACCATCAAAACTTCGGTATCTCCGTCAACACCGAGGCTGTAGTCGAGCACCGGCGCCTCGCCCTTGCCCCCATCGCCACTATTTAATGCACGCGCAGCTATGCGCTGTGTATGAGCAATAACTGCCGCCGAATCGTGCTCATCATAGTCTGCTACTAGTAACCCGTCAATACCTACACGGAATTTGTGTCCGTCGACGTTTAAGCATACAAGTTCAGGTACCGAGCCCGCCCATA